TTCCTTGCCGTCAGCATCCAGCTGGCGGTATTTTTTTATGTGTGTTTCTTCCTGCTGGGTGAGGGAGAGAGAGGAGGTAGGTTCAGGAACATCTTCCCATCCCATAAGGTAACCAGGCTTTACTCCTAAAGCTTTAGCAAAAGCAACAATTTTTGATTGAGTTATATCGTTTTCACCAGATTCTATCTTTGCTATTGTAGAACGTGATTTATAACCTAATCTTTTTGCGAGCTCTTCTTGAGACATATTTAATTGCTCTCGTCTTGTTCTTATTCTATCGTATAATGTCATGCACAACACTCTCCTGTTTTTAATCTAAGGTTATAGTAACATAATTGTTCCATATAATCAACAAAAAAGTTACGTAACAAACAAAAATGTTGACAAAAAAGAACGGAGAGGTTATAATGAAGCCGTGATTAAAAATCAACAAAAGGAGGTGGAAACAATGACGGACAGTATTGCATTTGAATTAGCCGTCACTAAAGCGAGAATATCAAAAGGTGCTATAGCAGATGCTCTTGGAATATCTCGCATGAGTTTAACACGGAAAATCAACAATGTTACTGAATTTAAAGCCAGCGAGATTTCGCTGCTAAAAACTATTCTGCGACTGGATGACCAAGAGCGCGACAAAATTTTTTTTGCAAATTATGGTGATTAAAAATCACCATAACCGCCGGCGTGGCGCTGGCGGTGTGGAAGAAGGCGAAAAATGAGCATTCAATTTACGCCGGATACACCGGCAACGCGTCAAGCGTTTAACCGTCTGGCGAGAGAAAAGATGAAATTGCGCCTGCTGGCAGACATCCGCATGGACCTCATGGTCTGCGAACTTGAAGGCTGGGACAAGCTGGAGTATCTGGATGAGCTGCTGGCGCTGGTGCAGGAGCTGAGGAAGAAGGGAGGTGGAGGAGAGTGCAGGATAAAAAAATGACAACCTGCCCGCATTGCGGAAAGGTCGTCAAAAAAGAAAACTTCTGCAATAAATGTGGCAAGAAGCTGGCTAAGATATGTGACTGCTGGTTGATGAAGCGCCCATATCATTGCAGCTTTCAGAAGTGCCCTGATATGTCAGCCTTTACTTTACTGCTTCTGCATATTCAGCAAGACCAAAAGCGTAGGAAATACGTTTTTCTGGCACCAATCCTTGAAGCAATCAACAGCAAGACCTTGAAGGCCGTCAAGAAACTTAGCGTAGACCAGCGCAGCATAACGAGACTGGGGAGTTTCAACGATGATGTCTGGTATAAAATCTACTAACTGTGCAGATTGAAGAAATTCATTATCCCTTAAGGAACGGAGGTGATGGAGATGGAGAAAGAAAAGGCCTCAAACAATTTGGCTGATAACCAAGATCGCAGAGGCGTGGTAGAAAAACATTATCAAAACAATATTTTAACAATGCATATAAAAGTACAAATCTTAGGGATTCAAAAAACTAGAGCTGTACTAAAATGGATTGCCTTGTTCTCAAGAAGATTTTATTTAGATTTTTTGAATGATAAAAGCCTTTAGGAGAGCTTTTTGACCATCAAAAGTATCAAAATCAACCTTTTACAGAATAACACTTTAAATCAAAAGCAAAATCAGAAAAATATATCTCTGGTGGAATTGGCAAGCTTGACATAACGATCACCTCCTTCCTGTGCTTTTATTATAGCACGGAACGCGAGGAGACTGGGGATAAGAGAGGTGAGAAGAATGGAAGATATAAAAAGCAAAAGCTCACCAATTTGTATTGAGGTGAAGGCTCAATACAAAAGAAGTGAGCTTAGTCGTAAGCTTGAGCGTGTCCAAAAGGCAGAGGCAGAATTGGAAGCAGCTTTAGAAGATCTGAAAATGCCTTTTGAATATGCCGATGTTAAGGTGGATATTATTTAGGGCGTTTTAGAGAGTCGTATCTTGCGATGGCATTCATAACGGCTGTTGAAATAGCGTCAATTAAGAATATAAATATATTCGTTTCTTTGCATAACAAACACCTCCTTCCAGTGTTTTCATTATAGCACTGAGGCAAGGCGATGAAAAAGAAGGGAGGGCTGTAATATGGCTGATGTACTGTACATGTCAATTAAGGATTACGCTAAGCACGTATCGGCCAGCGTAGGAACCATCTACGATATGTGCCGGAAGGGCAAGCTGCCGGCCGTAAAAATCGGCGGCTGGCGCATCAATGTGAAGCGTGCTGATGAAATGCTGGAACAGCTTTGCGATGAGCACATGGCTGGATATACTCCGATGATAAAGCCGGCCAAGGTCAATATTCGCACTGCTAATGCCGGCAATAGCTACCTTGCTCGTCTGGAGCAAATACGTAAAGGCGTTGTGTAAAGGAGGGAAACGATGATGAAAAAAGTGTTATTTGCTTTGCTCGCAGCCTGCTGCGTTTGGGCGGCGTATGATTATAGCCGTCCGGTAGAAAAATACGTAGTCAAGACTGTTGCCGGTGAAGGCGACACATTATGGCACCTGGTAGGCGGTGTCATGGATAGCGAAGGCGACCGCAGAGACATTCACGAGGTTATCTTTTATACACGCCAGATCAGCAACATCAAAGGCACGTTACAGCCGGGGGATGTAGTCCTCATTCCCATCGAGGTGCGTAAATGAGCGCCGCTGGCATGGACAAAAGAAAAAGAGCATTGATATTGGCGTATCAATGCTCTAAGAAGTGAAAAATATGAGAAAAAGACAAAAGTGAAAATAAAAGTAAAAAGTGAAATCACATATATTATAACAAACACAAGGAGTGAAATCAATGCAGATTGCGTTTAAATTGGAAAGAAGAATCGGTGCTCTCAGCGAGAACCCTTCCGGTTACACCAAAGAGCTGAACGTTGTCGTCTGGGATGAGAAATACACAAAATATGACCTGCGCACCTGGAACCCCAACGGCAAGCCTGGCAAGGGCATTACGCTGACCAAAGAGGAGCTGAAGAAGCTGTATAAGCTCATCGGTGAGGAAATCCGCCAAATGGGAGGATGCAATGAGTAGTATAGCTCGTAAAAATAAACGCCGTGCTGCTTTTAAATGCGCCAAACAGGGCATCGCGCCTGCTCAGGCAATTGCTGTATCGGCAGCGTGCGAAATTCAGGCTACAAAGGCAGCAACAACAGAAACAATGGAAGTACTGCTGCAGGCTATGGCGCTCGTTGCGGCGCACGATTATGGCAAGCTCAATGCTAAGGATAAGCGCTTGGCGGTGTTGGCCGAACAGCTATACAAACGCAGCGTTCAGGTAAAGACGCACCAAATGGATGATGCTGAAAACGAAACCTGCCAGCGCTTTGCCGGTGCAGTCATGGAAATTTGGGAAGTGAAGGAGAAAAAGAGTCATGGGAAAGATTGATTATTATGCTGTAGCACGTAGCATGTATGGCTTGCTGCGCAATAAACACATCAGCTACAAAGGACATCTGCTTGTAGAAGCTCGCAGAAAAGCACGCCATCAGGTATCTAATTTTGTCCTGCATCGCAAAGCACGCAAGCTGAAAGATGCGGTGCTCAATGGCATCAATAAGCCGCTGGAGAATCTGGATAAGGTCCAGGATGGCAAGCGTGGCGCTGGTGTATGCAAGGCGTTGGCCAGTGCGCTGGCACAGAGTCAAAACCAAATTGCCAAGCGCTTGGGAAAATTCGAGCAGGAGGGTTAGTTATGGAGATTATGCTTATTGATTTTGCGATCTGCTTAATCAGTACCATCGCTGTAATGTGCATTGCGATGTGCTATGTTCATATTAAGCTCGGGAGGGATAAAGCATGAAACGTCAATGTCACGTATGTGGGCAGAAGAATGGCAGTTGTAATTGCTATATATTGAAGAATGGTCAAGAAGTAACAATTTGCCCGAGCTGCCTTGCATTTAGCAATGATGAAACTGCCAAAATAGCGCGTCAGGCGCATAAAGATGGTTTATTGGTGAAAGGAGAAGTCAAAAGATAAAAATGAATGAGAAAACGAATAAATTCACTGACAGCAAAAAGCTCAATGTAAGCGTAGTTATTAATCGCAGATGGGAGTAAACAAGTTATGTTGAAAGGCAGAAAGAAGAAGAATCACGGCTTCCGGATGATGGAGCGTGATATTAAAGCTTGGAAGCGCAAAATGAAGCATGAAGGGCAAATGAAATGCAGAAAAGAATGTGCTGAGTGTTTTAAGGATTATCCCACTCATAACATCTGCAATTCCTGTCCCTGGGCTAAAACGTCACCATTTAAGAGCAAGACTGAGATTTACAGATACTTTCGCAACAAGCGCGCTCGCTTGAAGATGTATTGGGAGGGTGTGGAAGAAGGAATAATTGATTGGCATTGCTATGATTATTGGCTGGGGAGGCAAGAGTAATATTCAACAATTATGTTGTGGATTCGGCGGCAAAATTTAATAAAGCAAATATATCCGCTGCAGAGCGCAGGCCGTAGAGCTGCTGCCTCGCTCATATTTAACTAGCGATTATATACAAGCAATGCAAATGGCGCAGAACAAAGAAGAAGTATTTCGCAATGGTGCGGCCTGCGCTCTGCGGCGGAAAAAGAAGGAGCATGTTACATGGATGACTTCACAATCAATTTTGCTATAACGCTCATTGTACTGTTAATTGGTCTGGCAATTGTTGGAGGGCAATGATGAGAAGTGAAAGAGCCTTCGGCGGAACGAAAGTATACGGCATAACAGTCGACTGTCCTTGCAAAGGCTGCGACCTGCGTGGCTGTGGCTGCGCCAGTATATGTGACGCATATAAAAAATACAAATTCATCCTAACGGTTTTAAAGAAGAACCGCCAGGCAAAGGTGCGGGCGGCGAGCGAATGCCGGATGATGCGCGATGAACGCATTGCTGAATGGCGGCGGAACAGATGTTGGCCAAAGGGCTAAACATATATAATTAAGAAAAATTCTGCGGGGCTTTTCTGTCTCGCAGGTTTCTTCATATATAAAGGCATTTCATTTTAAGGGCAGCTTAGCCCTTTAGGCTTGTATGTAAGTAATAACAAAGCGACCACAAAAAATATCAGGGGGATAAATCAATGGCAATGAGAATAGGCATAAGAGAAAAAACATATTACTGCCAGGGAACCAGTGAAAGCAAAAAGCCTGATTACATTGAAATTGATTTATTTCCTTTCGTGGATGTCAAATACAAACCTTGCAGAAGTGGCAGACAGAAGGCAACAACTCCGAAGCAGAAAAACCTTAACGATAAAAAGGCACGCAGATATTTTAGACTGCTGGCCAAAAGCAATTTTGGCAGCAAAGACATACACCTGACTTTAAGCTATGATAATGACAACCTGCCTGATACACCGGAACAGGGAGAGAAGAGGCTGCGTAATTATATGCGCAGATTGAAAAGATTATATAAAGCTAATGGCAAGGAATTAAAATACATCTACGTTACCGAGGTTAGCAGCAAGGGAAGAGTGCATCATCATCTGTTGATTAATCGTGGCGTAGACCGTGATGCTATCGAAAAGGCATGGGGACATGGTTGGGCGAACAGCAAGCGTATTCAGGCAGAGCATGGAGGAATTGAAGCTTTGGTATGCTATCTGAGCAAAGATCCTAAAGGCCGCAAAAGATACACTTCGTCCCGTAACCTTGTTAAACCGCTGGAATCTGTAAGCGATACCAAAACAAGTCGTAAGCAATTCCAGCAGCTGACTCTTTGGCCGGAAGACTGCGAAGATATGCAAAAACATTTTGAACAAAAGCATCCTGACTATCGCATCATCAGCGTGGAGAAATATTATAATGCTGTAACCTGCGAATGGTATATCAGAGCGAAGATGGAGCTTAGGGATGATTATAAGCGCAAGAAGGGAGCAAAGCGACGGAATGAATAAATTGAATTTAATATTGACCATACCGCCTAGCGTCAATCATTGCTATAAAAACTTTAACGTGATGGGACGCAGGAACCGTGTGCTTACGCCATTGGCAAGAGCCTGGAAGGAAGAGGCGTATTATATTGCTAATGCTTTGGCACATCGGGAAGGCTGGCGCGTGCCTAAACCGGAAGAAAAGATTGTGCTGGAAGTAGTTGCCTTCTGGCCAGACGGCAGGCGGCGCGATATGAACAATACGCATAAGCTACTTTGCGATGCCTTAGAGGGTGCAGTGTATCTTGATGACAAGATGGTGCTCGTGCGTGATATGGATTTTTCCGTTGACAGGAAGAGACCTAGGCTAGAGGTATGCGTATATGTGAAAGACGATTAAAAGGCAAAAATTAACCTCTAAGAATATAAAACCCTAGGAAAATACCCATAATAAATTTTTAAGTTTGCATGCAGATTATCAAAACCGGCAGGAGGGCAACGTATGACTAAAGAAGAACTAAAAGAAAAGCTGAAAGGCGCTATGTATGCTCAGCGCACATTGGAGGGAGAGCTGGATAAGCTGCAGGAGCTGCGCAACCTTGCGCAGAAGGTAACGCCTGCTTATAGCCAATCGCCTGGCGGCGGTAGTGGCAATGCCCAAAAGCTGGAAAATTCCGTAGCGAAAATAATTGAGCAGGAAAAGATTATTGCAGAGTGCTGCAATGAGCTGTGCGCCCAGCTGGCAGAAGTCCGGGCTTTAGTTGCGTTGCTGCCGATGGGACCAATGCGCCTTGTGATGCAAAGACGTTACCTGAACTATCAGAAGTGGGAACGTATAGCAGCAGAGCTTAACTATACATGGCAACATGTACATAAGCTTCATGCCAAAGGTTTAAACAGTATTCTTGAAAGATGCGATAGAATGCGAGGGTGAATCGGTGCTATAATGTATAATAGCGAAAGCGTGAGAGAAAAGAATAGCGAAAGCCGTTGACCATTGGTCAGCGGCTTTTCTATTGTCCGCGTTTTGTGGACAGATGCCCTAGGTTCTTCCGGGAAAATAAAAAGCCTGCGGGTCGGCGAACTCCCGGAAATTGTCTAGCTGTGAATTTAAAAAATCACATTTCCTTCCGCAGGTAAAAAATCGGACATGTCCAAAAGGCGCAAAATTTTTTCTTGACTTCCACTAATACGCAAAAAATTTTCGTCGACAATTTCATAGCCTGTTAGGAACGCAAAAAGCGGAAATTTAGCCTGGACAGCATTTCCGCTTTTGCCATTCTCAATTTCCGCACCGCCTAGGCTGCAAAATAGCCTAAAGCGGTGCATCTTATTACCAGATTTGTATTGCCTACAGTAGACAAACAGCGAAGGAGGTGATGTTCATGGCGAAAAAAATAGTACCAAGAGGCTCCGGCGCGGAGCTTGCACGCCTGCTGGGCATCACTGACAGACGTGTGCGCCAGCTGGCAGATGAAGAAATACTAACCCGAGAAGCGGAAGGCGACTACCTTCTGCCGGAGGTTATCGCTGAATATTATGCCTATAAATACAAAACTGATGAATCCGTTGACCTGATGAAGGAAAAAGCTCTGCATGAAAAGGCCAAAAGAGAGCTGGCAGAAATCCAGCTGGCTCAAAAGCGGCGCGAGATGCACGATGCTGCAGATGTAGAGGCTGTCCTGACGGAAATACTGGTCAACTTCCGCAATCAGATACGCGGCATCCCGTCGAAGATGGCGCCGCTGCTTTTTGGAAAGAGCAAGCCGGAGATTGAAGAGCTGCTGAGCATGGAAGTTGAAGGACGTTTGGAAGAAATCAGGGATTATACACCGACCATGTTTGATGCTGTTGATGAGAAGGAGGGCGATTAGCATGTGTGCTCAGAAAACGGTATTGCTTTTACGCCGCATTTTCAACAATGGCCTTAAGCTGGCACCTAAAACTACAGTCAGCGAATGGGCAGATACCTACCGCATGCTGCCGCAGGAATCAGCAGAACCGGGCAGATGGCGTACAGACAGAGCACCTTATCAGCGCAGTATCATGGACGCCTTCACGGATAAGGGCGTGCATCGTGTTGTCGTCAAGAGTTGCTCGCAGGTGGGAAAAGCCTTAGACATAGACACGCCTATTCCTACTCCAGAAGGCTGGAAGCGAATAGTGGACCTGCGAAAAGGTGATAAAGTATTCGATGATACCGGAAGCCAGTGCAGTGTGCTTTGGCGTTCCGAGATAATGGAGAACCACGATTGCTTTGAGGTGAAATTTTCAGATGGCTCTACTGTTGTAGCTGACGCTGATCACAAATGGTATGTTGAGCCGAACAGGCGTCAGCCTTGTGTCTTAACGACTCGCGAGCTGCTGAAGGACTATAAATCAGGTAGCTATAATACATATGCTATTCCCGTAGCTAAGCCGCTGAAGATAAAAACAAAGGAATTACTGATACATCCGTATCTCCTTGGTTTCTGGCTTGGCGATGGCAATTCTTATTCGGCACAGTTAACCGTGCAGGCAAAAGATATCGAGATTGCCGGATATATTGAGGCAGAAGGCTATAACGTCATCGTCAGGAATGTTAAGGATAAACCGAACGTGAAAAATGTGCAGGTTGACCCGCTTGTTAGTAGTCATATCTGTCGCAGGGGACACGACACCAGCGTAACAGGCCTGACAAAGGACGGCCGCTGTGCTGAATGCCATAGGCAGATAAGCCTTCACAACAAATGGAAAGGTGTAAAAGATATACCTGTTGATTCGGTTATCAATGAACCGCAGACCTTGCGGTCCAAACTGGCGCAGCTCAATCTTATCGGGAACAAACATATTCCTGCTATTTATCTGCACTCTGATGTCAAGCAGCGCTTTGAACTGCTAAAAGGTTTGATGGACTCTGATGGCAGCATTACGAAGAAGGGGCGCTGTGAGATAACGCTAAAATCCAAGATACTTATTGATGGTGTATCTGAGCTGCTTCATAGCTTGGGCATCAAACATACAGTTAAAGCAAAAATCGCTATTTGCAGCAATTCGCCAACTAAAGCGCGTTCGCAGGTTTGGCGCATATCATTTCTTGTTTATGAGGATACTCCGGTGTTTAAGCTAAAAAGACAACTGGAGCGCCAGAAGGCAAGAGAAGGCTGCCGAACAACGGAGACTGAAAGACGCAGGATTGTAGCTATCACACCGGTTACATCCAGACCGGTGTGCTGCATTGCTGTGGATTCGCCAAATCATTTATACCTGGCGGGCAAAGCTATGATTCCTACACATAACTCCGATATCATGAACAATGTCATAGGTCGCTTTGCGCAGCTTGACCCCTGCACCATGATGATGATTCAGCCTACGTTGAGCGACGGCGAGGATTTTTCCAAGAGCCGTATCACACCCATGATTGAAGCTACCAAAAGCCTGAAAAGCATTTTCCGTGAAAACAAAAGCCGCAATACCAGCAACACTATCATGAGCAAGTATTTTACCGGTGGCAGGCTGATTATAGCAGGTGCGAACGCACCAAGCGGCCTTGCTTCCAAACCTATACGCATTCTGCTTTGCGACGAAGTGGACCGCTTCCCGGATAGCGCCGGCGTAGAGGGCGACCCGGTTGATTTGGCGGCGAAGAGAACCACCACCTACTTTAACAGGGTGATTGGCCTTTTCAGCACTCCGACAATAAAAGGCACTAGCCGTATTGATGACGAGTATATGACCGGTACGCAGGAGGAATGGCAGCATCAGTGCCCGAACTGTGGCGAATTCCACCTTCTTACACACCGGCAGATGCTTGCCGACTTCGACAGCAGCGAGGAACATAACAAAAAGCATGTTGTCGTCAGATCAGTGAAATGGATTTGCCCTGATTGTGGCTTTGAATTCAGTGAGAACGACATGCGCAACGCTGCACAGAGGTATGTAGCGCAAAACCCTGCAGCTTTTGCCACCGATACGCGCAGCTTCTTCGTGAACTGCTGGACAAGCCCCTGGATTAGCTGGAATGATGTCATGAAGGAATGGCTGGAGGCAGAAGGCGACCCGGAGCGTGAGAAGGTAATATACAATACCCGTTTCGGTGAATCTTACGAGCGTAAAGGCAATTTCGAGAGTGAGGATATCTTCATTAAGCGGCGCGAGGATTATGGCGCTGAGCTGCCGCAAGGCGTTCTGCTGCTGACGGCTGCGGTGGATACGCAGGATAACCGCCTGGAATATGAGGTTGCAGGCTGGGGGCATGGCGAAGAACGCTGGGGCATACGTAAAGGCGTTATCCTGGGCGTTCCCGACACTCCCGAGGTATGGGAGCAATTAGACCGCGTCCTGGACAAAACCTATAAATTTGCCAATGGGCGAGGGCTAAAAATTGCCAGAACCTTTATTGACTGCGGCGGTCACTATACTGATTATGTGTATGCCTACTGCTTTAAGAACCGTTTCCGTCAGCGCTTTGCTATCAAAGGCTCAAACATGGCCAACGAAGACCTTGTTGCCAAGATTGGCAAAAAGCAGATGCGTAACAGCTCCATTCCTTTGGTGTTCATCGGCACGGATACGGGCAAGCAGCAAATCATGGACCGTCTTAGCATTGAGGTCCAGGGAGCTAAATATATGCATTTTCCTCTAGACGATAAGCGTCGGATGAAAAAATTCGTTGAAGCGCTGCAAGGTCTGGTAAAAACTGACGCTAAGAGCCTGAGCAGTGATGCTGTCATAGAATCTTATGCCAATCGTGGCTATGATCGCATTTATTTTCGCGGTCTGATTTCTGAGGAACTGGTGCCGCGTAAGAAAAACGGCGTAGTTGTTTTTCAGTGGACAAATATAGCCAAGGACAAGCGCAATGAGCCGCTGGACCTTGCGGTATATAATCTTGCATGCATGCGCAGTATTGCACCTAACTTTGAAAAGTTGGATGCTATGCTGGCGCAGGGCAACAATGGTGCAGCAGGCGGGGCGACGGCTCCTGCACCTGCTGCCAA